TCAAGTGGCTCAAGTGGCTCAAGTGGAACCAGTGGTACTAATGGTACATCAGGTTCTTCAGGATCAAGTGGAACTAGTGGTACTAACGGTACATCAGGTTCTTCAGGATCAAGTGGAACTAGTGGTACAAATGGTACAAGTGGTACTAATGGTACATCAGGTACAGGGGTAGGATTCCCATTTTCAGGAAGTGCACTACTATCAGGTAGTTTATTAATACATGGAACAGGAGCAGCTTTAAATGTACTTGGTGGAGTATCTGGATCTTCAATTTCAGGATCATTAACAGGATCATTATTAGGTACGGCCTCAATAGCTAACACAGCTACAACTGCATCTCATATAGTAACAGCTTCATTTGCTAATACTACAACAAGTGCTTCTATAGCAACAACTGCTGGAACGGCTTCGGTAGCTGTAAGAGCAACTGCTTTAAGTGCACAAGCTACAGCTTCAATAGCAGATAGAGCTACTACAGCATCATTTGCAAGTACAGGTGATGGAACATTTAGTGGATCATTTAGTGGTTCATTCCAAGGGGATGGGTCAGATTTAGTAGGAGCTGGTATCAACACAGCTTTTAATAATGAAGTAAGATATTTAGCATCTGATTTAGGAAGCAGTGGTGCGGATGGAAGTGTTGAATTATTATCATCAGCAACTATGTTTGGTGGATTAACCTGGACAAGAAGTAGTACTACTTTATCAATTAGTAGTTCCGCTCATGGGTTATCCAATGGTGATTATGTAGTTATTCAAAATATGAACCAAAATTACTTATATGCTTCAGCTTCTGCAGTTGGAACAAACACATTTCAAGTTACAGGAGTAGCAAATTCAGGAGGTACATCAGGGAAAAAAGGTGCCTATATACCTGCATTTAAAGTATCATCTTTTACACAAGCAGGTGCAACCATATCATCACCAAGTGCAGGTAATGTTCAATTAATTTCAGCAAAAGTTACCACGCCAACTAAAACAACAACAACATTTGATTTTACAATGCCGACCTCTAGAGAAAATGGAGCTGGTGCAAATGGATCTTTATATTCACAAAACCCACCAATAATACAAGCTTGGGCTTTAAGTAATGGAAACCAAAACACCTCAGCAGTAATAACACTTAACACAAGTTCAAACTTTAATGTATTCCAAGTAGGAGGATTAAGTGCTTTAATAAAATCAATGATTAAAGTAACATTCTAATAGCTTGTTATGGCATATAGAGATCAAAGATTTATAGGTGTTATTAATGCCGATAGTATTGTTGATAGTAACTTTATTATCGGAACTGGTAATTTTGCAGATGGATCCACCTTAATTGCTGATGTTAATATATCTTCAGGAGATGAAGATTTAATTAGACCTGGTCAGATTGTATTTTCAGTAGCTGGTGCATTGCCCGCAAATACAAAAGTATCATCTGTTAATGCTGATCGTACCCAAATTACTTTAGATAAAGCAGCTACATCTAATGCATCAGGTGATACATTTGGTTTATCAACCCCTTCAGGATCTTACTTTTTCCAATCCGCTAGTTTTAATGATCCAAATAATAATTTAAATGTAAATAATATTAGTGGTAGTGATTCGGGATCTAGTTTTGCTATAGTAGGTGTAGCAAAAAAGAGTAATGCTACAGTAAAAAATAGATTTCATCTTTATACAGTATCTGAAGTAGTCCAAAGAAACATAGGATCTTCAGAAATTTCATTTTTTGTAGAATGGGGAGAACAAGGTGAAGAATCGGGTTCAGGTGATGAATTACAAACTGCAGAAAAAGAAGTTGCAATTATAGATTTAACTGATACTGGTTCCATAGCTCCGGGATTCTCATTGGGAGTTGCTGGAATGGAAAGTTTAAAAGCTGGTTCTGAATATGCTGGTTACAATATAGCAATTAATCAATACTTATCTGATTTATCAAGTTCAGTAGCTTCATCATTAACTGGATCATTATCGGGATCAGTTACCGGTTCTTTAATTGGGACTGCTACATCTGCATCAACAGCAGTATTAGCCCAAACCGCTTCAGTTGCTACTAGGGCAAATACTTTAGCTCCAACTGCAACAGCTTCACGAGCAGATAGTGCAACTACAGCATCTTTCCCTGAACGAGGAGTAATAGCTGGTAGTGTTAGTCAAAATGTTATTACTCTTAATAGAGGAGATGGTACTTCTTTTCAATTAGAAACTACAGTATCTGGTTCTGTAGAATCTGCTTCAATTGCAACTATAGCTACTACTGTTAGAAATGGAGGTAGTGGTTCATTTAGTGGTTCATTCCAGGGAGATGGTTCGGATTTAACAGGATTAGTTAGTGCCTCACATGCTATTACAGCATCACATGCTATATCTGCTTCATATGCAGTTTCAGCGTCAGTAGAGGTATTTAAAGAATTAAGTTCATCATTTGCTGATACAGCTTCCGTTGCACAAAGTGGTACAGGATCATTTAGTGGCTCATTTACAGGTTCGGGTGAATTTGATATCGTCTCCGCATCTCAGGATATAGTTGTTTCAGGAAATGTATTTGTAGATGGAACTTTAGATGCTGCAACTAAAAACTTTAGAATACAACATCCAACTTTAAAAGGTTATTATTTAATTCATTCATCATTAGAAGGACCTGAAAGAGGAATATATTATAGAGGTAAATTAAAAACAAATAATATTATACATTTACCAGATTATTGGAATGAATTAACGGATGAAATGGATATTACAGTTCAACTTACACCTATAGGAAATGCTTGCCAACATTTTGTTAAATCCGTAAGTAAAAGAGAAATTGAAGTAGGCTGTGATTGTGGAAAACCACATTGTTATTATATAGTTCATGCTCAAAGATTTAATGAAGGTAGGTTAGATATTTTAAAACCTAAAGAATCAAAAAGAATTTGATTTTAAAATAAAGGTTATTATATTACACGGTTATGAAAATTCAAGCCCATACAAGTTTTATTGGTACTACAGGGTATGCTAACCATGCACAATCTTTTTTTACTGAATTAGATAAATTAATTCCTATTAAGGTTAGAAATGCTACAGTAGGAAAATCATGGAATTGGCCTAATAATACTCCTCATGACAAAGAACCTTATATAACCCCTCAAATGAAAAAAATGCTTCATTTACAAACATTATTTGAAGCAGATAAAAGTAGAAATGATTATCCTATATACCATCATAAAGAAAATTTCCAATCTGATATAGATATAATTTTAGAAGAACATGATCATCATTATTTTTATGATTCTTATAATGGTTATAAAATAGGATATAATGTTTGGGAATCAACTAAATATTCTAATCAATTTTTCAATCAATTACTTACCTTAGATGAATTATGGGTTCCTACTGAATGGCAAAAAGAAATATCTATTAAACAAGGATACCCAGAAAATAAAATATTTGTAATACCAGAAGGAGTAGATGGAAAAATATTTAAACCTAATCCTAAACTAAAAAAACAAGATAAATTTCAGTTTATTATAGTTGGGAGATGGGATTACAGAAAGGGAATAAAAGAAAGCATTGAAGGTTTTCTAAAAGCATTCCCAGATAATCAAGATATTGAATTATTATTAAATGTAGAGAATCCTTATAGGTTAAAAAGTGCAATAGCACACTTTATACCAGTAAGGACCTTAAAGAACTGTGTCAATAAGAAGAAGAAATTTGACATTAAGTTCGTTAACCCAGAGAGCAAATAAGGTAGTTATGTTTAATATATTCAAGCGAAAGAACACTACGGTGCGAGAAGATTCCTTTGAAAAGCATATGTGGTATAATCATAGAAAGGCTTTGAAGAGGATTAAACATCTAGAACATAGTGTTAATGAGCTCTTACTTTGTTTTGAGGACGGTAAACCAAGGGGACGTTCCCAAGACAAATCTTCAATAACCCCTAACATTGGAGGAAAACAAGATGGCTAAGGTATTAGTACAGACCTTTGGTGGAGTTGTAAAGACGATGGACGCAGACAATCCAGCAGGATTAGCTGAGAGTCTAGGTATCTCTTTAGAAAACACCACTATCAATGTTAATGCTAAGAAAGCAGAGCCAAACGCAAATCTCAGAGATGATGATTTCGTGGCTTTTGTTACTGATAAAGTAACATCAGGCTGTTAGTAATTAACTAATGAATCGTGTAGCGTGGCGTGAAGCCAACAGTAATAAAACCGACTGTGTGATAAGGACTTCGTCCAACAGAAAGCC